CGGCTACTGGCACGGCAAGGACACGGGCTACCCCGGCGCGTACTCGCTCGGCACGCCCGGCCTGAACGGCGTCACCACCAACTGCAGCGTCGTCGGCACAGCGGGCAGCGGCGGCGCGCTGTCGCTCGGTGTGCCCCTCTTCACAAACGCCAGCAGCGGCAGCCTCTACCTCAAGAGCGCGACCCTCACGGCGCAGGCGGTCGGCCCGTACCAGCTCATCGACATCCTCTGGTATTCGACGGGCCACGTCGTGACGACCACGACGGTGCAGGTGGCGGACGCTGGCGTGCTTCCCGCGCGCGACGTCAACGGCACAAGCAACGGGGAAGGCGTGAGGCTGAGCATCTACAGCACCGCCGCCAACACGAACGCCGCCGTCATCAACAACTCGACGGCGAACTATGAGAACAGCGCAGGCGTCGGCAACCGCACGGCCACCCTCTTCAACCAAGTCGGCTTCCAGATTCCGGCGACGCCAGTCATCGGCACGCACACGCGCTTCAACTTGGCGGCGGGCGACACGGGCATCAAGACGCTCGGCAACGTGACGCTGGGCACGTCGCTCGTCACCGGTAGCGTGACGTTCCTGCTGTACCGGCCCATCGCGACCATCGGCATCGGCGTCGCCAACACGCCCATCGTCTTCACGCCGGAGATTTCGCCGCGGCTCTACAACGGCTCGTGCCTGACGTGGGTTTTCGTGGGCGGTACAGGGACAACGGCGCCAGCGATTGGCGACGCAACGATTCAAGTGGTGGAGCGCTGACATGGAACTCTTCGATCACGTCGCCTCGGGTCTCGCGCTCTTCATCGCCATGGTCGCGGCCTTCTTCACCTGGCGCAAGAAACCGAGCCGGCTCGACACCCGCGCCCGCATCGTCGCCGAAGCCGTGGCCTATGGTCGCGCGCACCAGGCCAAGGGCATTCCGCTGGAGCAGACCTGCCTCGAAGCCGCGATCCTCCTCGACATGAAGGACAACGGAAAGCCTGACTTCGGCCGCTCCGAGCTGCTGGTCGCGATTCGGGCCGCTCTCGCCGCATGACACCACTCGAACGCGCCGTCTACGAAGAGCACCAGCGGCGGCGCATGGAACGCGCGCGGTCGACGGAGCTCTGTGCGCGCATCGTCAGCGAGCTCTTCGACCGACAGCAGACCTTTGAGGCGGACCCCTCGAAGCGCAAGGCCGTGCTCGGCTCCCGCCGCGCCGGCAAGACCGAGATGTGGGCGCGCATCCTCACGAAGGTCGCGCTCGAGAACCCCCGCACGCTCTCGCGCGTGTGGAGCCACGCCCGCCTGCGCGCGAAGGAGTTGCTCTGGGACCAGTTCCGGTTCCTGCACAAAAGGCACGGCATCAAGGTCGAGACGAACGAGACCGAGCTCAGCATTCGCTTCCCGAACGACGCCATCATTCGGCTCGTCGGCGCCGACAAGGACAAGGAGGCCCAGAAGAAGCGCGGTGACAAGACCATCTATGAGGTGGTGCTTGAGTCGCAGAGCTGGGAGAGCAGCCTCCTCGAGAAGACCTCCGAAGACGTCATTCAGCCTAGCCTCCTCGACCTCGACGGGACGCTCGCGTTGGAAGGCACTCCGGGCGCCATCCCGGTCGGGTACTGGTTCCAGATCACCGGGGGGAACAACGTCGACCGTGTGTGGCAGTGCCCGCACGAGAAGCGCAACGAGTGGGTGGTGCACCGCTGGACGATGCTCGACAACCCGTTCGTGCTCGACGCGCGCGAGAAGCTCGAGCGCATGAAGAAGCAGAAGCGCTGGGCCGATGACAACCCGACCTACTTGCGCGAGTACCGCGGCTGGTGGGTGAACGACCTGACCGCCCTCTTCTACCCCTTCGACGTGCTGCGGAACACCTACGAGGCGGGCAGCATCACGCCCTACGGCAAGGGCTGGAACCACACGCTCGGCTGGGACTTGGGCAGCCGCGACGACATGGCCGTCGTCATCTGGGGCTGGCACCCAGACCACGAGGACCTCTACGAGGTGCTCAGCTGGAAGAAGCCGGGCGCGAGCGCCGACGAGGTGATGACCGTCATCGAAGACGCAGAGCGACGCTTTGGCTTGAGCATCATCGCCCAGGCGGCCGACACGGGCGGCGGCGGCAAGATGTACGTCGAAGAGGTGCACCGGCGCTACAGCCGGCGCTTCACCGCGGCGCAGAAGACCCAGAAGTACAACCACGCGCGCCTCTTCGGCGACGACCTTCGCACCGGGCACATCAAGCTCGTTCGCGACAGCGCCTACGCGATGGAGATCGCCGCGCTCCTGCGAGACCCCGACTGGTCCGAGGACGACCTCGAGGGCCACCCGAACCCGGTCGAGGAGGACAAGCGCTGCGCGAACCACTGCGCCGACGCCGGCCTCTACGCCTGGCGCGAGGCCTACCACTACTACCGGCCCGTGGAAGAGAAGCCGGAGCCGCACCGAAGCTCGAAGGAGTACATCGACCTTCAAATCGAACGCATCGCGCGCGGCATCAACAAGACGACGTTCGACCAACTCGAAGAGGAGGCCTCGTATGGATTTGGCGCTGAAGACAACTGAAGACCTCGAGAAGCTCGTGGGGCACCTGCGCCGCATGGGCGTGCAGCAGTACAGCGCGATGGGCGTGACGCTCTCCCTGTGTGAGCCCGAGCTCGAACTCGAGAAGCAGCGCGAGGCGGTTGAACTCCGAAGTCCGATGCTCGGGCTCACTGCGGAAGAGCAGATGGACAGGTTCAACGCGATCATCGAAGCTATTCCGAAGGAGCCTTAAATGAGCTACAAAGACTTCAAGAGCGAGTCCGAGCGACGAGACAGCCCAGAGGATGAGGGCAAGGAACTCGTCACCATCGGCCGCACGCTGATGATGAGCGCCTCGCAGCGGCGCCGGCGCAACCTCATTCACGCGCGCCTGTTCAGCAACCTGGACATCATCGGGTTCGGCTCGCGGGACTTCGGCCGCGTCGTCGGCGCGAACAGCAGCCTCTCGTCCACGCGCATCGGCTACAACGTCATCGGCTCGGTCATCGAGGCCCTCAACTCGAAGATCGGCAAGATGCGGCCGCGCCCCACGTACCTCACGGACGGAGGCACTTGGGCCCAGCAGCAGAAGGCGCGCCGGCTCACCAGCTTCCAGCAGGGCTGGTTCCACGAGTCGAAGCTGTACGTCGAGGCCATCATGGTGAGGCTCGACGCCTACGTGTTCGGCACAGGGGCGTTCTACCTATACGTCGACCAGAAGACGAAGAAGGTCGTCGCCGAGCGCCAGTTCATCGACGAGCTCTACGTCGAGGACACCGACGGCAAGTACGGGAAGCCCCGGAACTTGTTTCGCCGGAAGATCGTCGACCGCGAGGCGCTCTACGCCAAGTTCAGCAAGATGCCGAACTTCGAGAGCACGCTGAAGCCCATCATCGAGAAGGCCGAGCGCCCGCCCGATGAAGGCGTGCCGGTGTCCGCGGACCTGGACGTGTCCGACCCCGTGGAAGTCTGGGAGCGCTGGGACCTGAGCGAGAAGTGCCACGTGATGGCCGTCTCGAGCGGGCTCTTGCTCGAGGAGGACTGGAAGCTCGACTGCTTCCCCTTCGTCTTCCGGCGCTACCGCCCCGAAATCCTCGGCTTCTGGGGCAAGGGCATCGCGGAGATCCTCACGCCGATCCAGGTTGAGATGAATCGCGCGCTGCGCTCGGTGAGCGAGCAGCTGCGGCGCAAGGGGCGCGGGCGCACCTACGCCCCGGTGAACTCCATCGACGTCAACCAGATGAACAACAGCTTCAGCTCCATCGTCTTCTACAAGGGCGGGGTGCCCCCGACGACGGACAACACGCCGGCCGTGAGCCCCGATGAGGTGGCGCACTACCGGCAGCTGAAGGCCGACGCCTACGAAGAGGTGGGCCTCTCGCAGATGAGCGCCACGTCGAAGAAGCCTTCGGGCCTCGACGCCGCGGTCGCGATGCGCGAATACAACGACATCGAGACCGAGCGCTTCGCTCTCGACGCGCAGGCCGACGAACGCATGTACATGGAGTGCGCCGAGCTCGCGCTCGACCTCATTCGCGAGTACGTGCCCGACTACGTCGTGGCCCTGCCGAAGAAGCGGTACTCGAGCAAGGTGACGTGGGGCGACATCAAGCTCAAGAAGGGCGAGTACATCGGCCAGATGTTCCCGGTCAGCTCGCTCCCCGGCACGCCCGGCGCTCGCCTCCAGCGCGTCGAAGAGCTTCGCATGGGCCAGTACATCGACCTCGCGACCGCGAAGAAGCTGCTCGACTTCCCGGACCTCGAAGCCGAGATGACGCTCGCGAACGCGGCCATCGAAGAC